TAAATATCCAGTGCGCCAGCGGTCAGAGCTGACGGACTGCCGCCACCTCCTGAGTTCGTAAAGGTAGCAACAAGGCTAACAGATGCCGTGCCCTTAACGATGGTAGCGTTGGTAAGAACCCCCGCCAGCACGCCAGCAGTCTTCACAGATTGAGCCGTGACGAGTGCGCTAGTGCTGCTAGTGGTGCCAATATTCACTGAGAACGCCGTCGTACCCGCAAAGGCAGTCGTGATGTTCACCAGTGCATTGTTCATTACGAAGTTAGACGGCAAAGCTCCGAGCGTCATTGTTACGGTATCGGCATTACCCGAACCGTAAGCAACGTCAGAATAGTCAACGTGAAACTTGTTGGAGAATCCGCGAGATTGTTCTTGCAGCGAAAGCTGCGAGGTATCGGCGCGGGCGATGGTTACTGCTGTATCAGCCATTGTAGTGTCCTTTTATGTTGAGGATTATTGTTTAGCTGGAACCAGCAAATTTGCCGAGACCAAGCGGGTTCTTAACCATGAGGGTAAGAGCCGCTAGGATGAACCCGCGACGACCACCACCAAGGTCAGGCAATTCGTTAGATTCGATACCGAGCATATAGCCCAGACCGACCAACTCTGGATCAATAACGTAACCGCGAGCTTTCTGTTGATTGCTCGTAGTCGAGACATCCGCGCCATCGAGAATGCCGTTGAACAAGTCAGGCACAACCGTAACGGTGTGGAAGTCTCCAACGTACATCGTGACATCCAGGTCAATCTGGTGCTCCGTAGCATCCTGAGTGACACTGTAGGTCTTGGTCGTACCAGAGCTACCTTCGGCACGCTGGAACTTGCTGATAGCCCGCTTGAGCGAGGGACCAGCAAACAATGTGTACGAACGGCGACCACCGACCTGTTGGAAGATCGACTGGAACACGTCGTTAAACGTAGACTCCGACAAGGAAGCAGTGGCCGTGGTGTCAATGTTAGACGAAGGCGTACGGAACGCTGCGGGAACATCGGAACCAGGGGATGCACTGATCCACTTGCCAAGGGCACGGGCCTTGTAAGGCGCGGGCGGGGCTTCCTGTTGGCGATCATTATCGGAACCGATACAGGCTTCGATATCGCGTTTGATTTCGCGCATAGCCTTCATTTTGGCATTCGCGACCTCGCTGGACACGCCAGCAACGTCAGAAGCCTCTTGAAGACGCGAAACCATCCACTGTTCGCGGAACTGCTGGACGTAATTGCCCAGACGAGCGCGATTGACGGCTTGATTGGAGAACGCAAGGACATCTTGACCTTCCAGCACGCCACCGAAGTTAACGGCGGAAAGGGTGTCCACTTGCCATTCTTGATACGCATTCGTCATGCGTTTAGTTTTCGAGAAGGTCGAAACCTTCGGAGTATCCTCGGGGGCGAGGATGGTCAGGAAATCTGTGAGGTCTTCACGATCACCGGCAACATTGTAAGTAGTAGATAGGGCCATTGTATAACGAGTTTAACGGTTGAATTTTGCTTTTTCTTTTGCCAGCAGAAATGCTGCTGCTTCGTTTGCCGTGACGCCACCCTTCTTGGATAATTGGGACCGCATCGCTTCAATCTGGTTGGCTGATTTCGCTGCTGAAGGCATACGAACGTCACCACCATTGGAAGAAACGACTGATTGACTGGACGGAGGGCGGTTGCTCATAGCAGTTTTAGGCTTGTTGTCTGTTTTTGCAGCCTTCTGTTTAGCATCGAGGGACCGAAGCCCTTCGATTTGCACTCCAATGATCCAATCCGCATTAGGCAGATTCTTCATCCAGGGCATCTGTGACAATGCTTGTTGGGCGAGGACGTATTCAGGCGCACTTTTGTCTTTCAGATAGGGAAACATCTGATGAGCGACTTGCTGCGACTGCTGCTTCTGCGTCAGGAACTGTGTACGGGCTGGAATGTCATCATCGAGCGTTTTTTCTGCATTACGCAGAATCGCTTTCAACTCACTCCGTCCCAAAACAGTATCGCCAACCTGAATCGGCTCAAAATCGTCACGATCTAATTGATCTTGGGCGAATCGCTTGGCTTCCTTGGCCTGTTGCTGTAAGGAGGCTAATGCTTGAAAGTCATCAATCTGGGCCAGCGGCACATTGGCAGGCATCTGTGCGGTTGCTGGCTTTTGAGCGGCTTGTTCAGCGGGAGGTGAACTGTTTCTTTCCCCTAGCTGGGACTCAAGCTGCTCTAATCGCGACTCCAAGGCTTTTCGCTTGGCGACTTCTTTACCGATACGTTTATCGATTTTCTTCTGAAGCTCTGGTGTAATATCCTGAGAAGGAACATCAGCTTCACCATCGGGTGTTTCCACCTCTTGGCTTGGCTCGGCAGACTCGGCGGTAGCTTCGTCTGGATTGACTGAGGTATTTGACGCTGATTCCTGCGTCGGAGCAGTCTGTTCAGTCGGTCGTTGAGCTTTAGCGTTTTCGGACTCGATGTTAAGGAGCCGTTGTGCTGCTTGCGCGACACTCAGATTACCCTTTTTCGGTGCATCATTTTTTGCCTCAGTAGATACTTCGGCTGGCTGTGAAGAAGCGGATTCGACGTTTTCGTTAGACATGGGATTATAGCCCCCAAGGGCGAAGAGACTGCATGGCGGATACCAAGTATCGCTACAAATGCGTCGGCAAATTACACTGTCAACAACAAATAATAATTTATCGCACGAACTGAAAACGCATTAAGCCCCGCAATCTTCAGCATTGGTCTCTGCTTGCAAGGGCGGGGAGATTTGGTGTAGGGCATTATTCCTTTAGTTGGCTATACGCCTTGGTACGGCTGATGCAATTGAATGTCGGTATCAAAACCTGAGTGTTTTACAAACGAGGGCAGCATAGCTTTAGTCCGAAGCACTTCAGCGTGATTTAGTTTTGACATAAAACTATCGAGTTGGCACTTCATTGGGAGAGCCAAACGCAGCAGCTTATCGCAAGCTAAAGCTGATATCAGATAAGCGTAAGTGCCATAGAATTTCTCAACCGACATTGCTCTTTCAGGCCCAGCAACATCAAACGAGTGCCCCAATAAGAATATATCAAGTCCGCTAGCAAGTTCGGCTCGGCCTATTGAAACAATGCGATCAAAGTCTTCTGGGGTGTTTGTGAAAACAACGTCATCTTCTAAAATTAAAGCGCAAGCATCGCCACTATGCTTGAGCAGACTCCAACATTTCATATGGCTAAGGTAGCAGCCAACAGCCCCCGTTGTTAACTCATGGTGTTCAAGCCTGTGCCCCCTGCGTATCGCTGCCATCGACTCGTCTAAGACTTGTTCTTTCGGGAACTCAACTTGGCTGCGGGTATCTATTGCTGGGACTCGGATAAAACCTTCAACACCCATATTGTTGATCGCTACTTGGACGGCGGCAAGGCGGTCTGTCCGGTGATCAAGGTTTATTACGTATGTCTTCATGCGCGTCCGTTATGGGAACAACTTAATACTAGACAGTGGCGGCGGCATAGCTTGCTCGCCTTCGGGTTTTGCACCGACTGGAACCTATTAGGCTCCACGGTCTTCAGCATCGGTCTCTGCCTGCAGCAATTGTTGCTGCACAAAATCATCATATAGCCCAATAATCTGTGAGTACGCCCGAAGCTCTCCGGTGGATGCAAGGGTCATGCGATCATCTTTAACAACTGCATCGGAACACAGATCAATCATGGTAGAATGCTGCATTTCGCGCAATTCATCGATGAAATTCTGGAAGTTATCGTTTCCCACCAAACCAAACATGGTATGACGGAGGTTGGAAAACTTTTCAGTAGCACTCTGATGGGGATCGCGACGTTTCTTCATGGGGAAGCGGTAGCTGCGGTGGGACTAGGCATGGTGGCACCCAAGCGACCAATGACGGCGTTCTGCTGTTGTTGCATCTGAAACTCATACTGTTTCTTGCGAGTATCCAAACGCTGACGGAAGGGTTCATCTTGGGCGTACCGCTGCTGAATGTCAGGCTGCTGCAAATACTGCTCCATAATTTGCAGACCAAATTGCGGAGGTGTGCCAGGCTTGATGTTCTTGGGAATGCCAGCAAAGATCTGCGTGAGATCCTGCTGTTCGTCCTCCACTAGCTGCTGCTGAGCCTGTTGCACGGGACGGATGATCCGCTCGGCAATGTTAGGATCAATGGTGGAGATGAACGCGGTGCAGAGAGCGGAATAATCAATGATCCCATCGCGGTCAAGGGACTGCGCGGCCTGAATAATGGCAGTCCACTTCTCGCTCATGCGCTTAAAGTCGGTGGATTGCACGTCCCACGACAGGTAGAAATCAAACTCCTCGTTGATGTCGCCCTTGTTGAACAGTTGGAGGTTAACGTCCTTGACGCCCATCACGCGGAACATGACTTCATCTTGTCCGTACTGCTTGTAAAGCTTCCAGATCTGACGGAAGGTGCGGGACAGGCAACTGAGGAATTTATCCACCTCAAATTGATTGAAGATGGGGTCAATGGCGGGGTCGCCCTCGCGGGAGGCAAATCCATTGTACTCCTTGAACGAGGCTTCCAACAACGTCTCGGACGTGTTGGTGTTCATGTCAGGAATGGGGCGGTCGGCGTAATGGTATTCGTTGGGCCTGCGCTCCGAAATCATGGCTCCTGGCCCCCAGCGTCCTGGTGGGCGTCCTTGTGGGTAGCAAATGGGCGGAAGGATGCCTAGAGAGGCCGCGTCAATGCGACTATCTTTGTGCGCCTTGATTTGGTCCTGCCAAGGCTTGCCTGGTTCTGGTACGCCTCGCGAATCGTGCAACTTGCGGCTCAGATACTCGCGACGGTACAAAACAAACGGATACTCGCCGTGGGCGTAACCGAGCAGACCTGTTTTGGCGTAGCCGTCATGGTTCTGATCGGCAGGCAGCATCGGGTTAAAGATGGTGCAGTAAATCCCTGGCGTTCCATCTTCGTCTGACAAGCGTTGGTAGGCGTAGACAACGCCAATGCGGTCAGT